AATGATTTAATAGATCTAAATCCTGAACAGGATGTAGTTATCCTTAACTTCTCATTTGAGATGTTAAGTTCAAGGCAGGTAGGTAGAAAATTAAGTAGTAAGTTAAGGCAAACTACTGCACAGCTATATAGCGCTAACGAGGAATTAAACGATGACACATTGGCGCAAGTTGAGACAGCGTCTCAACAAATAAAATCATACCAGATATATTATGTTGATACACCTGGGACGGTTGGAGAAATAGCTTCTACTATTGATTATTTTTACGAGAACTATGCAAAGGGTAAGAAATTTATTATTATCCTTGATCATACTTTACTTGTAGAAGGTCAAGAATCTGCACTGAAAGTGATTTCCGATTTACAGAAACTGTTTATTAAGGTTAAAAAGTACCCTAATACTACTATAATTCAGTTATCACAGATGAATCGAAACATTGAAGCTCCTGATAGGATTAACAATCCATCTATGCATTACCCAATGCGTAGTGACATTTCTTCTGCGGATACTATATTCCATGCATCTGATTATGTTATATGTATTCATAGACCAGAACTACTCAATATACAACAGTATGGACCGAATCGTTTACTAGTTAAGAATAAAGTCTATCTTCATATCCTAAAGAATAGGGATGCTGGAGAGTGCGCTATACTTGAGTTTGATAACGATCTAAAATACAATAATTTAATTGAGACTATAAGGGAAGAAGAACCTACGAAGAAGATTTCGTTTAGTAATAACAATTAAAGGCTGAAAAATTATGATTACAACATATACATTTACATTACCGAAGAAAAATAATAATACTAGTGCTAATAACTTTAAAGAAAGTCTAGCTGAAAAATTCTTGAATGCATATCCTTGGTTGGGTGGCAAGAAAGAGAAAAAGACTACTGTTGATTTGTATTTGCTGGATACTATTCCGACAAATCTAGGTTATACAGCAAATGACTTCTTGAGTAATAAGTATAATTTGGAAGACGAGTTCTTCAAAGCTATTGCAGGACTTAGTTCTCTTGCAAAAGATTATGACTTTGAAGATGAATTCGGTACTCCGATTCGTATCTTCGATAATTTCGTTCAGATTGGCTACGACATTATTCCTATTATGCCGGGCTCATTGAACCATCTAAAACCGAAAACAAAGAAGACTATTATTGATATCACAATTAAGATTAAAAATAATGGTTGGTTCTAAATAAGATATTAATTCCGTACTTATCAGAAATTGTCAGAGTTTATCAGAATACACGGAATACAAAAATAAACAAGCTTTATGATTGTATTACCAAAAGAAAAAACAGAAGTAAAGATATGTAATCCAAAGTTCTCTGTGTTTTATGGGAAACCTAAGGCTGGTAAATCCAGTCTTATGGCTTCTCTAGACAATAATCTAATTATAGATTTAGAGAATGGTTATCAGGCTTTATCTGCACTAGTTGTACAAGCAAGATCTGTAAAAGATTTTGGAGATATTGTGGCTGCAATTAGAGAAGAAATTAAGAATACAGGCAAAAGACCGTATAAGTATATTACTATAGATAATGCAACTCGACTTGAGGAAATATGCATGGGCTATGCCATACAGCTCTACAAAGGCACTAATCAAGGAAAAAATTATCAAGGTACAGACATTCGTACTCTTCCAAATGGAAGTGGTTATATGTGGCTAAGGATGGCTGTTAAAAAGGTAATCGACTTGTTCAGAGATCTAAGTGATCATCTTATATTAATTGCTCATACTCGTGATAAGCAGATAAATATTGAAGGTCAAGAGATGTCAGAAATGACTCTAGATCTTACTGGTAGATTGGGGGATATTATCTGTGGTGAAGCTGATGCTATTGGTTATGTTTATCGAAAGAAAAACGAAACAATTATTTCCTTTGAAGGAGGAAGTAATATAGTAAGAGAGGCAAGAGCACCACATTTACGAGGTAAGAATATTGTAGTAGCAGAAAGCGACGAAGACGGTGAAATTACGTTTCACATGGACAGAATTTTCTTACCTGAATAATAACACAAAACAAAGAAATTATGGTTTATAGTACAGAATTAGCAAGCAAAGTAGCAATAACAAGTAATGATAGTAAATATCTTGAAGCAGGTATTCATGATAATGTTAAGTTTACTGGTGTAAGAGCAGCAACTTCTCCTACTGGAAAAAACTTCATGGAGTTTCGTTTTGAAAAAGACGGAAAAGAGTTACTACATACAGAGTGGGAACCAAATGAAAGAGAAGGAGATTCTGCTGAACAGAATCAAGCTAAAGTAACTAATGTAGTTACTCGTATAATGCGAATTATGAATTGTTTCTATCCTAAAGGAGTACTAAACTTCAATGGTAGTTCTTATAAAGAATTTACTGAATGGGTAGTAACAATGCTAAATGCAGCTAATAAAGATGTCTTATTGAAGGTTAAAGTAGTTTATAATGATAATGGTTATACTACTTTGCCTACTTATGTTAAATTTGCAGTAATTGAACCTATGGTATTACCAGAAGGGTTCTACGACAAAGAAACAAATCCAGAAAATAAGAGTTTGATTAGAGAGTTGTCTATTGACAGATTTACAAAACCTGTCATTGCTGATAAAGAGACTAAAGTAGACGATCTATCTACTATGAACAGTTCTCCAGCAGACGATTTGCCGTTCTAAGATAACTTAAAAAAATAGCCGCTACCTAGAGCATAAACTAGGAATACGTAGGTTAGTGTACCGCACTATGAAAAATGAGTGAATACGAAATAGTACACAACCTACGTTTTATACCGAAGTATAACAAATTGGGTTACGTATAAGGTTAATTGCTTATATGATGTGGTTCGAGTCCCGTTGCTTTGACAATAAATAATATATCATATGATTTACGATACAACAAAAGTAAAAGATACATTTAATATCACTCTAGATTGGATTCTTTCTAGAGTAAGTGAGTATGATATATATGCAGCGTATATAGGTAATTTTAAAGTAGGAATGATCTATAATTCTCCATTGAGAAAAGACAAAACTCCTTCGTTTGGATGCTTTTATAGTAGAAAAACAAAACAGTTATTGTTTAAGGATCATGGAACAGGTCAGTGTGGAAATGTAATAAAGTTTATAGAACTTTATACAGGTATAACTAATTATTCAGATATACTTAAAGATATTGTTGAAAGACTTAAAATTACTAACGATACGCAACTCGTTAGCTCTAAGCAATATATACCGTCAACTGAAACAGTAATTGGTGTTGTACGTCAGGAATTCACCGAAACTGACATCAATTACTGGAAGCAGTTTAATATTACGGTAGAAACTCTAAAAAAATTTGGAGTAAGTAGTATAAAGTACTACCTATGTAATGGCATAGTAAAAAGCATTTATAAAGAAGATAATCCTATGTATGCTTATAAGGTATACAATCATTTTAAGATATATAAACCTTTAGCAGACAAATATACAAAGTGGCGTAATAATCTTACTGAATTAGATATTCAAGGATTTAAGCAACTTCCTAAAACAGGTAACATTTTGATTATTACTAAAAGTATGAAAGATGTTATGTGTTTATACGAAATGGGTATTCCAGCCATTTCACCTTCATCTGAATCTACATTTATACCTGATAAGATTCTAGAACAGTTAAAGAAGCGATTTAAACGTATTATTATACTATTTGATAGAGATGAAGCTGGAGTAAAATATCTCCGTAAAATAAGCCTTAAAACAGGTTTAGAAGGTATGTTAGTCCATAAGAAATTTAAGGCAAAAGATATATCTGATGCTATTAAAGCAAATGGATTTGAGAAAGTAAAAAAATGGTTATATGAAGAAATAGAAAAAACAAGGTAGAGTTCGAAATGCGACTCCTAACGAATATGACGGGATTAAATTTCGAAGTAAACTTGAAACATATACATATAAAAAGCTGAAAGAGTCGAAAATCAAATGTGAGTATGAAACTCACAGATACGAACTACTTCCAGCTTTTACTTTTAATAACAAAAAATATAGAGCAATGACCTACTTACCAGACTTTGTTGGTAAAGGTTTTGTGATTGAATGTAAAGGCTTTCCTAATGAAGCTTGGCCTTTACGTGAAAAGTTATTTAACTATTATTTGTACACACATGAACCTAAAACTAGGTTTTATATAGTACATACACAGAAACAAGTCGATGATTTAATCGACAAACTAAAAACATAAAAACAGAAGTTATGGCAGAATTTATTAAAGTAGGTAATGAGATCACAGTTAAACCAAAGTTAGAAGGATTAGCATATGAACTTATTAAAGGTAAAGTATACGATCTAAAGTACAATCGTATGGAAGGAAAATCTTATCTAGTAGAAAATGGTGATTTGAATATGCCAAAGAAACTGTATAAGCTAGATGAGGATAATAACTTTATTAATCGCGTGCTTACTTATTTCAATTCTGAAAGTTCTAACCAAACAACAGGTGTATTACTTGCTGGTACTAAAGGTACAGGCAAAACAATGCTCTCTAAACGTATTGCCTTAGAAAGTAATCTACCTATTATTGTTGTTGCAACTGACTATCCTGCTGATAAACTAAGTGCGTTCTTCAAAAACTTTACTACTCCTGTAGTAATCATGTTTGATGAGATTGAGAAGAACGATTATTGGTGGGAAACTAAGGATCTATTAGGATTCTTGGATGGAGTAGAGTCAACAGCAAAGAAACTTGTATTAATGACTTGTAATAGAGCAGAAAAGATAGATGAGAACTTCTTTGATAGATGCTCACGTGTTCGTTATTTCAAACAGTATGAAGCTAATTCTAACTCTGTATTTGTACGCTATATGGCAGAAGATAAAGGAGTTAAGAATATAGATGAAGTTGTGAACTTCATTAACAAATATATGAAAGTAAAATCATTTGATAATATTTCTGCATTCTTAGATGAAGTTGTTCTCTTTGAAGATATACCTTTAACTCAAATAGCTAAAGATATGAATATTTCTACTGAAAAAATAAAAGAAGAGGACAAAGTATCTACTCAGGATGATACACAGTCATCTGATATGGATGAAGTATGTATCGAAATAATGGAGAATAAGATTTTGAATCCATTTTAACTATGATTTTATTTCTAATGATAGTCATATACAAGATGTCTAAACATATCCGTCAGGATATAGAAGACGAGATCCCATGGAATACAAACATGGAAATTGAAACCGATTTATATTTAGCAGCATGAAAATAGAGATTCCGTATTATGAAGATAACACGCGAATATCAAACTCAGCAATCGGGTGGTTCTTAAAGAAAGGACCACGTTACCTCAAGGATATGCTTGACGGTAAAGAAGAAGGTATAAGTGCTAAGTATCTTGATAAAGGTACTATGATACATATGTATCTTCTTCAGCCAGATGAATTCTGGCATAATTATATTGTTATTGATTATGAAAAGCCTAAAACGGCACAACAAACAGCATTCTGTGAACGTTATCATTCATCTGCGGAAATAGTAGAAGAAGATAAGCTTCTAGATGCATATAAGTTTGCATATTCTGGTAACAATATGTCTAGAGATGCTATGTTAAAAAAAGCAAAGGAGTTACAACTCAAGTTTGCTGAATATATAGAAGCTCTAGAGAAAACAGATCTGTATACGATCATATCGTTTGCAGATTTAAACATGCTTAAGAATATTAAAGATAATATTGAAAAGCATATAAAAGCAGATGAACTGCTTACAGACCAACCAGGTATGGAATGTCATAACGAGTTTCATATAAACTGGGAGGCAGAGAAACAAGGAGTATCTTGTAAGTCGCTATTAGATAGGGTTAAGATTGATCATGCTAATAGAAAGATTATTCTTATTGACTTAAAAACAACAGCAGATGTCTATAATTTTAAGCATTCTGTAGAAGAATACGATTATTATAGACAAATAGCTTTCTATATTCTTGCTCTTACATGGTATATGAAAGATCAAGGTTATGATATAGAAGATTATGATTTAGAAGCGTATATTATTGCTATCCAAAGTAATGGTAACAATGAAGTACGTGTATTTAATATGTTAAATGAAAAAGAGTTATTGGACCGTAAAGACCTAATAGCAAATACTTTAACAGAAATTTCATATCATTATCAGACAGGAAATTGGGACCATACTCGTGAATATTACGAGAATAATGGAACTGAAAGCCTTAAATGATGTAAGTATATATATAGTTCCTTTATTAGATGATAATCTAACTTGGAGGGATTTAACTGTAGAAAGCGGATTTATAAATGCATATACAAGTGACAAAAATAGACCTTATTTAGAAGATAAGGTCTTTCTTGTATATGATAGTTCAGTAAACACTAGAGAATCTCTAGATAGATACTGCAAACTTAAAAATCTTGATACTGTTTATAATATGAAATATATTACTATAAATAATAAGCATTACACAGTTTATTGTTTTAGTAATCCTAAGTACAAAAAAGATATTAATAGTCTTAAAAATTATGGTAAAGCGTTTAGTTTAGAAGCCAAGCTTGATATAAATAGATTCTGGACTAACGTGCCAGTTCCAGAACTATCTAAACGTTTATTTTATCCTCATTATAGGAATGGTGAAACTATAGAGGCTGAATTACCAGAAGAAGACTATTATAGTTATCTAGATCTAATAGATAGAGATAACAAATAAGCCTACTATTTTTAGTAGGCTTTTCTTTTTTGCAGTAATTTAACGAATTGATAATTCTAATAGAAACTTAGAAATTCATTAATTGATTCTATAGATAATTGCGTTTCGATTTTGGATCTTGCGCTTCAAACACGCTCTTAAATGGAGTTACTTTAATGATATTTCTTAATATTATAGGCATACCTTTATATACTCCTCTATCAATTATAGTAAATGGTGTTTTATTACCTGTATATGCAAATGGATTAATTAGATTAATAAAACTAGACGCATTATCAAACCAATTGAAAGCTGCTGTAGGAGACTTAATTAGAGACATTAACTCAAATGGATTATACATAGTTCGAAATTCAAATGCAGATCTCATTGCAAGATATGTCATAGATTGAGTTAACCATGTATCATAATCATCATCTCCGTCTACGATACTAGCTAATACTACAGCTACTGTAGTAGATCCTGCTATTAACATTAATTCGTTTAAAGTTCTACGAACAGCGTATTGTTCATACTCCTACATATTATTGTAGTCAGCTAGTAGTTGAGCTAGAGCAAAGTGTCTATTTCCTATCACATTCTACAAGAATCTTCCTGTAGATCTATAATATCCTTCTTCTATTACTCCTAAATCGAGATTAAATTGTTTTCTTTTAAATCTATCATGTAAAGCAGATACCATAAAATTACGATGCATAACAGTATAAGATGCTATAGAATTAGCATGTACTTGAGCTTTATCTACTTCACGTATGGTACCATCTATTCTTTTACTTATTATCTATATTCTATTTTTTACATCATTTAATAGTTTTTCAGTAATGTAAGATGCATATTTATCATCTAATATAGTATCTCCATTATCCTACTATTTATATGCATCATACAAAGTAACACCTAACTATTTAAAGTTTACTTCTCCTTTTTTTCTATCATTAGGATAGTACTTATCTATATACTGTGATTTAGATAAGAAACCATCTCCTTTAACGAAACGATAATTATGATAGATACTTATAAGAGTATGACTTTTTACAGTATAGTCTGCTTGAGTATATCCTGCAAACCAAAAATTCTAATTTATAGATCTTAACACCTAACTTTCATCTAATCTATCAAATAGTTCCTAATTATCTTTTACTACTTGATTAAGAGCTAATAAATATGGTAATTTACCTTTAGGATCTGGATTGCCTATATTAGATAACATATTGGGTAATTCTCTAGAAAATTCTGTCTAAGCATATCTAAGATCTTCTAAGTCAAAAAATCTTCCCATTTTAGCCTCTAAAGTAGTATATGTTGCATCAGTAAAGAATCCTGTACCAATAGACCATAGATTACCAGATAGATTTACTTTTGTAACAAATCCTCTAACTATGTCTAACATTTTACCTACGTTTAATTCTTTACCAAATGCATTCATCAATATAGGAGATTTATTTCTTCCATACATTAATCTATCTACTAGTAGCTAAGACTACTTGTATATATTTGTAGATCCTGGACCTTTAAGTTCTTTCTTAGTACGAATAGATACCTATTTCAATAGATTTAACATCATTTCTATGTCGTCCTATTTTTCTGACATATTACGATAATTAGTAGCCATATTATAATACTAAACTACAGCTGCAACAGCATCAGTAGATATTATATTAGGATCATCTAACATCTTTATAAATCTAGTAGGTATTACTTTAATTGGATCTCCATTAGGCATAGTAGAAAATTCATTTACGAAATCTAAGTCATCATCTTTAGTAGTAGCAAAATCTTCAAAAACGTATCCTAATTTACCTAATATGCCATCTTTACGGCTCAAAGATTGCATAAATCTAGCAGGTATTTGAGGCATTCTATGATCATTGGCAAACTACATAAAAGATACATACTTGTTAGCCTCATCCATAATAGCTTCTATCTCATCATACAGTTGTTTCACTTCTGGCTTATTTAGTACAGCATTATAAGCTTTACTATTGTCATACAACTTTTTATTAGGCTAAATAGACGGACCATTTGGATCCCAGTTAGAATTATACCAATCTGAACTAGGCGATATTGATGAATATTTTATAGAGGGAACTCTTTCTTTATATTGATCCATAAATTGTGGTAATGGTCTAAGTTCAGTATAAAACGATGCTGGTCTCATAAATCCTCTAATATCTTCATAGTGACTTCTGTTGAACCAATCATTATATGCTAATGTGCCATTATTTCTAGCTTTTTCCATATCTATACGATATTGTTCTGTAGTAGCTATTTCTGCAAAATCTGACAATCGAGGACCTTTTCTTTCTGTATCCTAACTCGGAGAATATGAAAAAGCTATATCTTGATCTAGCTGTAACAGATCTCTCTTTTCAGCATCAGATATAGCATCTGTGTTTATTTTACCTGTATTAGGATCTTTATACAAAGATAATAAATTTCTTCTTCTAGTTCTTAGACGTTCATAGGTATCTGACTATGGAGTTTTGTCTAAACTATCTATTCTATCATAAAAAGCCTAATTATATCTTTCAACAGTATTACGCTCTTCCCACAATTTTAACTATTCTGAATTATCGCCATATCTTTTAGCTACTTTAGATCTATCTGCCTGATATTTCTATATATCTGTATCATATTTGATATGTTTTGATACTTCTTCATTAAAAGCTATAAGTTCTTTGGCTATTAGAGCGTCATCACCTGTCTTTTCACTTCCATCCAAATTATATGGATTTGCTAACATCTTTTTTTGTTTACGCAATTCCTATAGTTGATTATATTCGGATGCACTTAATAGATTATCATATTCTATGCCATCTATAGTAATAGGATTGGTAATGTTATCTATATAATTCTATATCTCCTATTGAGCATCTCTAGTTTTCCATGACAACATCTTATTTCTAAGTGTATAGTATTCTGATACATATTTTCTATCAGCGTGATCATTGTACCACTTATTTATACTATCAAACCACTTTTTCTATATATCCTAATTTAGTGGTAATTCGTACTAACCATTAGAATCTTTAGTTATTCCTAATTGTTTTGCAAGTTTATCTAAGAATTGCTTCTTTGTACGATTATACTTACCCTAATTTATTCTAGTTACTCTATATCCAGTATAACTACCATCATCGTCTCTCTCATAAAGCAATTTCTATACGTCATTCCCATATTTTCCTTTGCTTTATTCAGTGCTTTTACTAATCTAATGCCTACTTCTAAAGTTTGTCTATCCGTAGCGTTCTTCACATCATTCAACATCTTAGCAATAGCTTGCTGAACAGCATTATCACTATTAGTAGCCATTCCAAACCAATTCATAAATATACTTGAATCGTGTTTGGGATCATCTAGCCAATTAATAGTACCCTAAATGAAACTATCAGGCATGCCTTGTTGTGAAAGGTATTGACGTAAATATTGATATCCCTTACTTTTGAGAACATTTATAAATTTATTGTTCACAGTAGTTATAGACTAGGACATTTCTGCTACTAGATTAATTACATCATCATAGTTATCTATTCCTTTAAATATATCTGTAGTATCAACAATATATTGAATATTATCTATTAGAGGTTTATAGAACCCTACATAATCATTAGATAGTTGTCGTATCTACTTAGCATTAATTTCTTCTATAGGCTTACTTAAGAAATTCTTACTATCGTTTATAGAGTCTCTAACGTGTTCTAGAAATTGAATTATACCTTGTTCAGTTTCTGACGTAGATAATTTCTATATTAAGTTTTGTAGGTCTCTCCATACTTTTGGATTTTTACTAGAATATCTCTTAATAGCATTAAGTCTGTCTTTTAATCCTTTCTATATTTTTGTATATAGGTTAGATATCTCCTCTAATACTCTAATTTCGTCTTCAGTGAAAGTTTTGAAATCAGTATTATCATAACTAACACTTGATGTAGTTAATACATCTTGCATGTAAGGTTCGCTATTTTCATCAAGTGTATAATTATTTATATTATTTTGAAACTTATTAGAGAATATTTTTGCTTTCTATAGTATGGCTTGTTCTCTATCATTATTAAAATGTTCTAATAATTTATTAAATAGAAGAGAAGGCTCCCCATTCGGAGCCTTATCTATACCATGACCATTATTCATATCCCAGATAGTATATGCGACTTCTGGTACAACTTTTTCTAACTCCTTCCATTCAGGAAGATTTTTATTTGGACATTTATACATATTATCTGGTTATTATAAATTACATATGAATTTTCTTAATGCTTCCTCAAGTTTATCTTGCGTATTAACTTCATTATCTGTCATAAACTATGCAAATTCATTTAAATAAGTCTACCTTTCTTCTGGGGTGAGGTCTTCCATCTGATCAAGTACTTCGCTTATTCTTGAATTTCCTTGTTCGTATAATGCCATTAATTCGACACCAGTTAGTGGTAAATTAGATGGGAATAGATCTAGTTGCTAAGGAGAATTGTTAACCAACTTAGAAAGAGGTTTAGTAACTATTACTTTTACTGATTCTCCTTCCTTATTGTGGAATTCTATTATATCTCCAATATTAGCCTACTTCCAGTAATCTATATTTCCATCTCTTTCATATCTTGTAGTAGCGGTTCGTTCTCCATTTTTTATAGCTTCTAATGTAGATTTAGATTTGATATTTTTAGATGCGTCATCTCCATAATAGAAGTTCATAGACCCTCTTAGTTTAGGTTGAACAGACTGATTTGGAGCTAATTTATACTCTATTTGCCATGCTTCGTTTATTCTTGGTAATACTTTTTTATAAAAGTAATCAATAGACCAACCTTCTTTATTAGACCACTCCTAAGCTATAGTAGTGTTATCTATAGCATTTGCTACCTACCCTTTAAAAGTAAGAGCATAAACATTTCTAATTGCTTGAATTCCTTCTTGAGTTATTTCTCTAGTACCAATGCCTGCAAAATTAGGAGTTAGTTTTGGTGTAGTTACCTCTGACCATTTATGATCTCTATTTCTATACCATTTTAACCTACTTTGATCAAATACATATACATCTTTATTATTATCTATTGCCATTTGAACAGCCCAACCAGTACCGCCTTTAACAGTACCATTTTTAGGTTCTATTTCTCCAATAGCGTATACTGCATCAGAATTTCTAACTTGGAACCAATTACGTCTTAATAAATTATTAACATATTCATTATTAGTAGGAAACCTTCTGTTCAATTTTTTATTAGCTTCTAACAAATGGTAATCGGATTCACTAAGCTAC